ACGTTGGGAAACAGATGCTGGAGGAGAATACTTCGCGGCTGGAGTAGGCGGAGCGATAACTGGTCGTGGTGCAGATTTGATGATAATAGATGACCCCCACTCAGAACAAGATGCGATGAGCCCATCTGCTTTGGAGAATGCATATGAATGGTACACCTCGGGTCCTCGCCAGAGACTTCAGCCAGGAGGAGCTATCGTAATAGTAATGACAAGGTGGAGTGAGATAGATTTAACTGGTAAATTAATTAAGCAACAAGCTAGAGATGTTCTAGCTGACCAATGGGAAGTTATTGAGTTCCCAGCGATATTACCTGATGGTAAAGCAATGTGGTCTAACTTTTGGAAAGTAGAAGAACTGTTAAAGGTTAAGGCTTCATTGTCAGTTGGTAAGTGGGAAGCTCAGTGGCAACAAAACCCCACGAGTGAAACAAGTGCTATACTAAAAAGAGAGTGGTGGCAAGTTTGGAAAAAAGAAGATATACCCCCCTTGAGTTATGTTATGCAGTCTTACGATACTGCGTTTAGTAAAAAAGAAACAGCGGATTATTCAGCAATAACAACATGGGGTGTATTTTACCCAGAGGAGGGTGGACCTCCCAACATAATTCTTTGTGATGCTAGGCGTGGTAGATGGGACTTCCCCGAGTTACGTAAAATAGCGTTGGAAGAATATAAGTATTGGGAACCAGAATGTGTCTTGATTGAGGCGAAGGCATCAGGTATGCCATTGACCCACGAACTACGGCAGATGGGCATTCCAATACAAAATTACAGCCCGAGCAGAGGTAATGATAAATTTAGTCGTGTTAATTCAGTTGCACCTTTACTAGAAAGTGGGTTAGTATGGTCACCAGATACTCGTTGGGCTGAAGAAGTTATTGAAGAGTGTGCGAGTTTTCCTGCTGGAGAGCATGATGACTTTGTTGATACAGTAACACAAGCTTTACGAAGATTTAGAGAAGGTGGATTTATAACGCACCCAGAGGATGAAGTTTATGAGCCAGAATATATACCTAGAAATACAGTCTACTACGGATGAGTTGACACCACAACAGTTATATCATGAAGTAGAAATGTTAACTGATGCACTTGTTATAGAAGATGAAAATTTTGAACCATTAACTTCTAGCGAGATACGAGAAAATGTGGCACACTTAATAAGACAACGCTTTTATGTAATTGAAGGAGGGTTAAATGGCTGAACCAAAAAACCCTTATAATAATATAGAAAAAGAGCTAACCCTAGTTGGCAACCCAATACTTGACCCAGATCCAGTTGATGTTGAAGTAGAAGAACAACCAGAAATTACAGAGGGTATGGAAATTACCGAACTTGAAGATGGGTCCGTGGAACTTGGCTCTCAAGAGGTTGAGCCAGAAGACACAAGCTTTATGGCAAACTTAGCCGAACAATTAGATGATGAAGAATTAACTGGTATTAGTAGTTATGTGCTTGAAAAGGTAGAAGAAGACAAGACTGCAAGAAGTGAGTGGCTAAACACATACAGTGAAGGTTTAAATTTACTTGGATTAAATTATGAAAACAGAACAGAGCCTTTTGATGGTGCTACTGGTGTAGTCCACCCGATGTTGAATGAAGCTGTTACACAGTTCCAAAGCCAAGCATATAAGGAACTTCTTCCAGCGAAAGGTCCAGTACGCACACAAGTTATGGGAGTAACAAGCCCAGATTTAGAAAAACAAGCAGAACGTGTGCAAGATTATATGAATTACACAATTATGCACACTATGAAAGAGTATGAAGCTGAGTTTGACCAGATGTTATACTACTTAGGGCTTGGTGGTAGTGCATTTAAAAAAGTTTATGTTGATCCACAACTAGGTAGACAAGTCAGTAAGTTTATAGAAGCAAAAGATATGCTCGTACCTTTTAACGCAACTGATTTAGATTCAGCAGATAGGGTCACACAAGTTATAACAATGACAGAAAACGAGCTTAGAAAGCTCCAAGTAAGTAAATTTTACCGTGATATTGAGATAAAATCAGGACAAGCGGATAGAGATGAAGCAGATGATGCAAAAGAATCAATAACTGGTGTGTATGCACAAGGTGATTATGAAGAAATACAGCTTTTTGAGTGTCATTGTTACTTAGATTTAGAAAAATTTCCCGATATTGGTGGAGATGGCGAGGAAACTGGAGTAAAATTACCATACATCGTGACTGTTAGTGCTGAAAATGGCGAAGTTTTGTCAGTTTACCGTAATTATGATCCAAATGACGCATTTAAAAACAAAAAACAATACTTTGTTCACTATATGTTTACTCCTGGACTAGGTTTTTATGGTAATGGGCTGATACATTTACTCGGTAACTTATCTAGAGCGGCGACAGCAAACCTTAGACAGTTAATAGACTCAGGCACTTTAGCAAATATGCCTTCTGGTTTTAAAGCTAGGGGATTAAGAATTAAAAATGATGATGAACCGTTACGTCCTGGAGAGTGGCGTGATGTAGATGTTGTAGGTGATCAACTTAAAAACTCGTTTTTTAATCTCCCCTACCAAGAACCGAGTGGTACTTTGTTTCAACTACTCGGTTTTGTGGTTCAGGCGGCTCAAAAATTTGTTGGTACAACAGATATGGGTACTGGCAATGTAAATAATCAAGAGATGCCAGTAGGCACAACAATAGCTTTGTTAGAGCGTGGTAGTAGAATTATCAGTGCTGTTCATAAGCGTTTATATAATGGTTTGAAACAAGAATTTAAACTTATTGCTGATTTAATTTCACAAGAAGGTGGTGCATACCCATATACAGAAGAGGGTAACAAAGCACAAGATTTTGACCAACGTATAGATATTGTGCCAGTAGCTAACCCAAATATTTTTAGTATGTCTCAACGTATAAGCTTGGCTCAAGAGCAACTAAAGTTGGCAATGAGTAAGCCTGAGATGCACAATTTGTATGAAGCTTATAGGCGTGTATATAATAGTTTGGGTGTTGATAACATAGAACAATTATTACCTCCACCACCACAACCACAACCTATGAATGCTGTAATTGAAAATGGTAAAGTGATGTCGGTCATAGGTGGTCAAATGCAATTAAAAGCTTTTCCAGAACAAGAACATGATGCACATATATCTACACATTTAGCTTATATGGGTAGTATATCTGTTAGAAGTAATCCTGCTGTGATAAATGTTTTACAACAACATATTTTTGAACATATTGGATTGAAAGCAAGTTTACAACTACAAGCAGAAGCACAAGAAACTGAGTTTAATCCACAAATGGCTCAAATGAGACTTTCACAAATAGAATCTGAACTTACTAGTCAGTATTTTGAAGTAGAGGCTCAGGTATTAGGCGGAAAGCAAAGCGACCCATTAGTAGACTTAAAAGCAAAAGAGTTACAAATAAAAGAACAAGAAGCTATGAATCAAGCTATGAATGATGCTCAGCAACTTGAATTAAATAAACAAAAACTACAAGCAAACACTTTAATACAAAAAGATAGAATTAATACAACTGAGGACATCGCTAATATGCGAGCTCAAAACGCTAGATTTATAGCAGGACAAAGGAATAGATAGTGTACGATTTTTCTATGGACATGGGATTAGAGGGTAGTGTAACTGATCAATCATCGGTGCAATCTGGATTAGACCCAAACGGAAGCACTACCGATACCGTTACCACACAAGATGTAATTGATGCTACTCCTGTCCAGCCTGGATTTGTTTCAAATTATATGAAAGACCTTTTAAAAACAAATCTTGTACGTGATGTATTTAGAGATAAAATGGGTCGTATTACTGGACTTACTTCTGTGCAAAACCCATTTAGTCCAATGAGTATGTTCAGTCAGTTTACAGGTAAAGGTCCTTCAAGTGGTATTATGGGTTTACTTGGTTCATTAGTAACTCCTCCTGGAATGGGTGTTGTTCCAAGTGCTATTAGTGCTATTACGGGACAACCGACAACAACATATACTGGATATAACCCTGAGGATATGGAAGCAACAAAAAGTGGTGGTACAGTAGGTGATAATTTTGCACAAAGTTCTTTAACAGGTACAACTGATATTTATGGTGTTCCAGATGCTCAAGGAATTAAAGGCATTACAGGTGCAGTAGATAGAGAAAACATGACCGATGTATTAGCGTCATACCTTACAAGTATGGAAAACATGCCTTAATTTAAATAATACAAGGAGAATAAAATGAGTAGAAAAAAACAATTAGAATCTTTACTAGAAGGGTTAGATCCTGGAAGTGAAAAGTATGAAGAGCTTAAAGAGTTGCTTGATGCTGAGATGTTTCAAACTGGGAATTTAAATCAAGAAGAGATAGATATGTTGAAAGACATGAAGATGATGGGTGGTATGGCTGGAACCAATAGAGTCAGACCAACTAATCAACAAGTAAGAAAGTTTGCTGGAGGTGGAGCACTCATGGGGCAAATGCGAGCTAGAGATAACCGTGCCGATATGGAAGCAGGAGGCATGATAAGTCGTGGTGGTAGAATGTCTAGGCAAGGTATAAAGTTTAGAGGAGTAAAGTGAGTCCAGCTTTTTTGCTTATGTGCTATTTAAGTGGAGCTCCTGCTGGAACATTACATTTTGAAAATGTCAATGATTGCACATATTTTAAAAAATCTTTAAATGAGCAATACGTTGTTATTGGTGAAGATGAAAAAAGATACTCTTGCTTTTGTAAAGTGGTTAATGTGAATAAAAACAGAGTGAGGATTTGGTAATGTTATCAGCACTAATTGGTCCAGTCACGGGATTACTAGATAAGTTTATTCCTGATGCTGACAAAAAAGCACAGTTAGCACATGATATTGCAACTATGTCTGAGAAACATGCTCAGGAACTAGCGTTAGCACAGATCAAAGTAAACCAAGAAGAAGCTAAAGGTAATTGGTTTCAAAGCTCATGGCGACCTTTGATTGGTTGGATATGTGGTTTATCATTAGCTATAAATTATATGGTAAGTCCAATATTAGCAGGATTTGGCATAGTAATTCCCCAAGCAGATATGTCGGTAATGATGCCCTTATTATTCGGTATGCTTGGTATCGCTGGGATGCGATCATACGACAAAACTAAAAAGGTAGACACTAAGAAGTGACAATCGGTATGATGTTTGTCAGAGCAAGGGAGTTTGAAGATATGAGTTTATATAAAAATATACATGCTAAACGTAGAAGAATTAAAGCTGGAAGTGGCGAAAAAATGCGTAAGCCTGGACAAAAAGGCAGACCAACAGCTAAACATTTTAAAGAAGCTAAAAAATCAAGGAGAACTTAATGAAAAAGAAAATAAAAGGCGTTATAAAAGGTTTGAAAAAAGCATCTAAAACACATGCTGGACAAGCCAAAACATTATCGAGTTTATTAAAAAATGGCAAAAAGAAAAACAAAAGATCCTAAAGTAGGAACTGGTAAAAAACCAAAAGGGAGTGGAAGGAGGTTATATACCGATGAAAATCCAAAAGATACTGTTAGCATTAAGTACGCAACTCCTGCAGATGCTAGAGCTACTGTGGCAAAAGTTAAAAGAATTAAGAAGCCCTACGCCAGAAAAATCCAGATACTCACCGTCGTTGAGCAAAGGGCAAAGTTTGCAGGAAAACCTGAACAAGCCCGTATTGCGAAAAAGGGGAAGACCGCCCTTAAAAGGCAAAAAGACAAAAAAGACAAAAAAGTAAAAAAATAAATGGATCTTTACATTTATGATAGAATAGTTAATATTCTAAAAGACAGGCAACGAAGTTTAGAAGAACAGCTATTACATGGCAGTATTGAAAATTTTGAAGCCTACAAGGAAGTGAGAGCTAGACTCTCAGAACTTGCAACATTACAACAAGAGGTAAAACTCTTGCTCAAAAAGGTGGAACATGAGTAAATTAATAGTCCCTAGAAGATTAGCTAAAAAATATCAAGAAGTATTAAAACAAGAACCTCCCGAAAAACAAACAAAACCAACAGAAACAGCATTAGATAAAATGCCTGAGCCTACTGGTTGGCGTGTTTTAATCTTACCTTATAAGGGTAAGGGTAAAACAGAAGGTGGTGTATTTATACCTGACCAAGCTGTAGAACGCGAAGCTTTAGCTACTGTATGTGGTTATGTTTTAAAAATCGGTCCTCTTGCATACAAAGACAAACAAAAATTTGGAGATACATATAATCCATGGTGCAAAGAAAAAGACTGGGTAATATTCGGTCGTTATGCAGGAAGTAGATTTAAAATAGATGGTGGTGAAGTAAGATTATTAAATGATGATGAAATACTAGCAACCGTAAACAACCCTGAAGATATTTTGCATACATAGGAGATTTAAATGGCAGAAGCACAAAAACAAGAAGAATTACCATTAGAGGTTGACAATGAAGAAGTTGAAGTTGACTTACAAGAAACCAAAGAAGAAGTTAAAGTTGAGCAAGTCGAAGATGCCAAAGAACCTGAAACTGAAGAAGCGAAAGGGCTAGACGGTTACAGTAAAAAGGTAAGAGCACGTATTGAAGAGATGACTTATAAGATACGTGAAGCAGAACGTAGAGAAAAAGCGGCTCTAGATTACGCACAAGGGTTACAAAAAGAAAACCAAGCTTTGCAACAACGCTCAAAAACAATTGATGACTCTTACATAAAAGAGTATGATGCTCGTGTTTCAAGCGAAGAGGCAACTTTAAAAACAAAATTGGCTGAAGCTATATCTGCGGGAGATGTTGAAGGTCAGGTCAATATAAATAAAGACTTAGCAAGATTAGCTGTCGAAGCAGGAGAGTTGAATAAAGCAAAAGTTACACGTGAGGAACAAGCTAAAATTTTAGAACAGCAACCTCAAAATCAACAAGTACAACAACCACCCAAACAACCACACCCTAAAGCTCAGGCTTGGGCTGAAAAAAATAAATGGTTTGGGGCAGACGAGCCCATGACATTGACTGCTTTTAGTATTCATAATGAATTAGTAAAACAAAATGGTGAGCAGTATGCTCTTACTGATGAGTATTATACTGTCATAGATCAAAGAATTAGGGAAGCTTTTCCACACAAATTTGGGGAAAATGCAACTCAAACTACCTCTGTAAACACACCAGTAGCTCCTGCGACTAGGTCTTCTGGTGCAAGAAACCCTAAAAAAGTGACTTTAACAAAATCAGAGGTTGCAATCGCCAAGAAACTTGGTGTATCATTAGAACAATACGCTAGACAAAAACAAAATCTAGCTACAACGTGAAGGAGACAATATGTCAGACCGTAAACCACGCACCGAGGCAACTAGAGAAAAAACAACTCGTAGAGCACCTTGGAAACCACCATCTACTTTAGATGCACCCCCAGCTCCAGAGGGTTTTGTGCATCGTTGGATCCGTACATCTGTTATGGGTTTTGATGATGTAAAAAATCTTTCTGCCAGAATCCGTGAAGGATTTGATCTAGTTAGAGCTGATGAGTACCCAGATTTTGAGGCACCGACAATCCAGGATGGTAAACACGCTGGAGTTATTGGTGTGGGTGGTCTAGTACTCGCAAGATTTCCTCTTGAGTCAAGGAATGAACGACAAGCATATTTTCAACAAAAAACATCCGATCAAATGGATGCTGTCGATAATGATATGATGAGAGAACAACACCCAAGTATGCCGATCCTTAAACCAGAACGGCAAAGTCGTGTAACCTTTGGAGCTAAAGCAAGTGGCTCTGAATAACTATAACTTATGAAGTAGGAGACAAAAATGGCTACAAATATTGATGCCCCTTTTGGTTTACGTCCTCATAACTTATTAGGTTCTGCACCGAACTCAAATGGGCTGACAAAGTACAAAGTACAGACAGCGGCGACGGCTGGATCATCTAGTCAAATTTTCCAAGGTGATATGGTCATTCCATTATCAAATGGATTAGTCGACGTTTCAGCGGCAGACGGTGGTAGTGTGGCAATCTTAGGCGTTATGAACGGATGTGAATATATTGATCTAAACGGGAAACCTCGTTTTGACAATCATTATCCAGGAACAGCTTCCATTAAATCAGGCACAGAGGCTACGGTTCATGTTTTTGACAACCCAAACCAAGTGTATGAGATACAAGCGGATGCTTCCTTAACTAATGCGGCGACTGCACAAAGTGCTGTGCATTCCAACGCAGAAGGTACTGGATTTGGTTCAGAAAATGGTTCAACTGGTAAATCTATCGGTGAACTAGCTGTATCCACAATAGCAACTACAGCATCAGACAACTTTAGAATTATTGGCATTAAGGATGACTTTAATGATATTGATGTTACATCAGCTGGAGTTATCTTTTTGGTAAAACTTAATTTACCATTTCATACTTCA